TTAAAGTTTTCAATTAATGAATAATTTTCATTATAATTGGCGTTTACAGGAATCGCAAATTGTATCAACAATGTTCCACTTTCATCGTACAAATTATTAATAGGTGCAATCGTTCCAGCAAACCCAGTAAAAAATGTTGGTATATAATCGTTTTCAATTAGTCCAAACTTATTATTAGGGTCAGTTGCACTAAACTTGAATTGTTCTAAATCCCCAACCTTAGAAAATCCCTCATAATATAAATATCCAGAACGAAATGTATTACCACTTCCATTCAATAATGAACTTATTTTACTTATTAATTCTTTTTGTAATGTATTCATTTTTACCCCCATTTTACACTTGCCCGTATACTATCTTCTAAAACCTTTTTACGAGCAGGATTATTAGGTGCCAATTTTGACACTCTTTCTTTCGTTGCGTTTAAATTATTAGTATGTCCATTTATAACACTCGTTGAATACGCAGTAATTGCGGTGGCGGTTCTATTAATAAATCCTTTATGTTTTGGACTTTTTTCTTGCAATGATATTACATACGGAGCGACATATGTATAGTATATTATAGAGAAACCATTTTGTAACATTTGTAATTGAATGGCATTAAATGCAAGATTACCAGTTCTCTTTGGTGCAATATCACGAGCAATATATAAACAGTCGTATGGCAATCCTTCTAATCCTTTCATATCTACCCCACAAACAATATTTTTATTTTTCTATGATTAATCTTATTCCAACGCAATCTAGTTTTAGTGTCTACTTTTTCTAGTATTTTACTTATAGTGTTTTCTGCATAATCTATAATTATTTTGTCGCCTTTGCAAAACTCTTCATCTGAATTAGTTTCAATAACCGTACCGCTATTTTGCATTATCCACCCTTCAAACAAATTAAATTCTTCTTTTGAAAAACCTTCTCCATTTGAGTATCTAAAATTTATTGGTATTTCGACCTTACTAAATGTAGGTATTTGAGAAACCCCATCGTACTCTGTTCCTATAACCCTTATTAACTTTCCTTTTTCACGATATAATCCTATCCTATTATTTCTCATTAGTAACCCACCCTATAATCATCTATTTCATATTTATAATTACCACTATACAACATATCTATTTTATTCAATGCCCTAATTACTTTAATCGGAATATCATCTCCATTTCGTATATCAATCCTAGCACCAGTTTCAACATTTATTTTTTGTTCATCTCCAACTAAATCAATATCAGTTCTCAATGATGCCTTTGCGTAATTGTTCAATGCCAAAAATATATCATCTCTTATATCGTGGTCTTTTGCCATTTTATATTCTTTGATTTTTATGTTGTTTTTACGAAACAAAAAATTAGCACTATCATAAACAAAATTATACATCTGTTCGCTTATACTGTCTAAAAACTCTAATGCACTACTTTCACTACCTAACTCGGTACTCAAAACAACCCCATTTTTGAGATTGAAATTGTCCATATCTAAAACATATCTATGACTATCAAAATCATATGTCATTTTATTATCATCAAAAGGCAAAGTATCTAGTTTAAATTTTGAAATCATATCTCCCCCTATAAACAAAAGCGAATAGGCAAATATTTCAGCCTACTCGCCTTATTTAGTTTTATTCTTTTTTATAAATTATTTTTTATTCAGTAACTGTAAGTGTAAAGTCAATTTTACTATTTGGTGTCTGAGTAGCACTAACCAATATAGAACCTGCAGGTAAGAAGAAACTAAATTCTCCAACTATTGCAGCAGTTCCATTTGTTCCAATTGGAGTTACCACTACTTTTGTAGCATCGCCAACAGCAAGTGCAACAGTTCCATAATCTACTGCAACTCCACTAACCAACATTTTAACAGTTGGAGTTCCTACTAATTCAACAGCGGTGTTCAACTGAAATTCAACAGCGGTTGTAACTGAATTTTGTGCAACAGTTATTTCATAACCACTGTCCCCTTCAACCTCAACTCCATCAACAGTAGAAACAACACTTTCCAATACAATAGAAGATTTCTTAACAATACCCAAAGCATTTGTTACTTTATTGAAATATACCATTCTTCCTTGTAAAGCACTTGAACCAATATGTTTGCCATCTTTAATATCTTCAATGACAGGCATTACTGACCATTCATCGCCTGCTTGTGCGTAATCAGTTGAATATACGATATACTCAACTCCATTACCCAAGTTATCACTAACAACAACCATTGCTCCACGAATTTTGTTTACAACACCCTCAATCGCTCTCTCAGAACCAATACTAGATGCAGTATTTGTATATCTTTGGTCAGTCAACAATAATGTTTCAGTTGCAGTTGGAATTGCAATTACAATAGTATCTTTTGCAATACCTCTTTTTGTCAATTCCCCAACCGCCTTTGTCAATTCACTATAAACATTAGCAGTAGTTAATGCTACTGTTCCACCGTATGCTGTTCCGTTAGTTTGTATTTCACTTATAAAATCTAATTCCTGTCTGCGACCCAATGAATATGCAGCACTTTCAAGTCTTTGTGCTATTACATTGTCAGGAACAGCAATAGCTTCGTAGCCATCAATTAATTCATTTACATAAATATTCTTGTCAACCAATACATTCAAATATTCGGTTGCAGAAGTTCCTAAACTTCCACCTGCAACAACATCATAATCGCCAACAGCGACCTCTGTATTTCTTACAGGTATTTTTACAGCACCTGCCTTAGGGTCTCCCTCGTAATCTCTACCTGAGTGAAATTCCCTCAACACTGCTTTTTTTCTTAATAATTTTACGATTGCGTTTGCATAACGCTCTTGCAATTCGTGTGTTCCGTTCGTTGGTAATATAGCATTTGCCATTTTGTTTTATTCTCCTTCTAATTTAATTCCCTTTTTATTTTCAAGTATGCTTTCCCAACCCAATTTACTACCAGTCGTTGGTGTATTTCCAGTTGGCATACTTGTCTGAATAACCTTTTCTTGTTTATAGAAATGTTCGTTTTCTTGCAATTCCTTATTTATGAACTCAGCAAAATCATCTTCATCAGTTGGATTTTCCCTATTCTCAAATAAATAATTCAAATAACTTTGTTTCTTGGCATCTTTAATTCCAGCATCTATAAAGTATGATTTGTTTTTAAGTGTCTTATTTTCGTTTTGCAACTCATCATAATTTTTGTATTTGCTTTGAATTTCATTTATCTGCTTTTCATAATCCTTAATCTTTGTCTTATTATCGTTTATATAACTCTTGAAATTATCAACAGTTTCAAAACCATTTTCAGATAAGAAATCTTTTACTACTTTTTCAGAACTATTTTTTTCCTTTGCAACAATGTTATTTATCTCTTTATTTGTCAACTCGGTCATTTCTTCTACCAATGTATCAATATTGATATTTCCATCGGTCGTGTTTTTTTCTATCAACTCTTTTAAATTATTCAATTTCATTTTTATACCTTCCTTTTTAAGATGCAAGCCATCTCTTATGTTTTACCCCATAGCGGGCGTTATTGATTACTGAATGTAAGAAAACATCTACAATTTATTCTTTGACCTAAGGATAAACGATTATCTTTTGGATATCTCGCAGTTTCTCCATTAACAACAAACTCATCATTCGTTGATATCTTGACACCTTGCAATTGTGAATGTGAACTACGAACTTTCTCATCTCGTTGCGTGTTCCACATTTTAATTTCATACCCATTTCGTTTACTATTCTCAAATCCTATAACTTCGTTCTGTTCTCTAATAACATTTCTCAAATAATTCTCAATGTTTTTAGTGGTACCAATACTAACTTTTACACTTCTAATTATGTTTGATTTTTCTGTTACTTTTCCAATACCCTCAATAACTTTACTAAATGTTGAACTTTTTATTTTATTGTTCATAGTTATTATATTACGCTCTAATACATTTTTACCACTAAAATTCAAAAAAAACAAATATTCTTCAAAAGTTTTATATGGTTCAGGAATTTCTTCTCTATTTATTTCGCTTGAAACTTTAAATATATTCTTAGCAGTTTCTTTTGGATTTCTATCCATTATACTTTTTACGTTTTGTAACCTTGTTTTTTCAGACACTCTATTTATAGGATTTTGAATTAGCAATTTTACATCAGACAAAATTAATGATGCCGTAATCCCAATATTTATTAACTCACTATTTGATATTTTGTTTTTAATAAATATTTCTCGTACTTCATTTTCGCCAATACTACCATATTTTTCAATCCTTGAAACAATCTCATCTAATATACTTTTGAAGAACTTTCTATATTCGGGTTGCATCTTCGCAATAAATATACTGTCAAATTCTTCATTGAGCAAATCAATCCATTTCGTTTTGTGTTTCTGTTGTATCATTTTCCACTCCAAATATACTTTCACTCTCCGCATTTTGTTCTGCGTTAACTTCGATTAAAATATTTTTTGCCTCTTCATCGGTATACCCAAGCGTTTCAGTTAGTATTCTTTTCTTACTAATAATACCAGCGTTTACCAACTTCAACGAATTGTCCAACTCCGCTTGTTTATCAATTGCAACCGCGTCATCAAAGAATACTTCTATATCTAAATTATCAACATCACAACTTATATGTCCCAACTCGTTCCCAAGTATACAAACAACCCTTGCCAAATCCTTTAATGCTTGACCTGTTATTTTTCTATCAGCTTCTATGCTCATCCACTTTTCATTACTACCAACCTTTACTGCGGTGGCGGTTGTCATAACAATTCCGTTTTTAAACTCATATTGATTTTTACCTAAACCAAACTTAAACCCAAATAACGCCAACTCATTATTCAATGCCTGAGAATATTCAGCTTCACGAATTGTTGGATTGAATACAACAATTTTATCACGGTTATCATTATCTCCCGCCATATGTGGTAGCGAAACAAATACACTGCTTTCTCCATCAAACTTTTTAAACTGCTTATATTCTCCTGAGTTTTCACAAAGTTGAGAGTACTCTTCCGTTAAAGAAGCATCAACAAATAATCTATTTCTACTATTTATAAACTCTATGTCATATCCATCGTATTTATTATCTATCGCTTTTAATGTGTCTATGCTATTTGCAAATCTACTAATTCCATATTTGCTGTCAATGTCAAAATTATTTACAATGTTCGGACAAAATCTTTGGTATAATGGATAACCGCTTTCAATCTCGCTATACATTATCTTTGTTTTTTCGGTCTGTTTCAAATTTCTTAC